AAATTGCTCCAACACCTTAAATTTAATAATAAAATTATATCATAAATCACCCACTTTTGTCTATTGATAAAATATAGAAATTTTGTATGTGCTTTTATTCACTGTTAATATCTATTGTTTTCTCATTTTTCGACAAGTGCCTCAAGGTCGTTTTCATCACTATATAATACAATATATACTGTTTAATTACGATATTGTTTGATATTTTGTAAATCGTAAGTAAAAAAAAATAAGAGGTGGCAAAATGCCACCCCTCAAAAAAATCATTTATTATACAATCCGCAACGATATTCACGTACAATAGCACGTAAATCTTTGTAGGACAAGCCAAGACAACCATCTTCATCGCCCTGTATCGCTCCGCAATCCATTGCCGCTTGTACCGCAGGACGTGCCCACGACGGCATATTGTCATCATTGAAATCGTACACCATTGTAGTTTGAACTACATTCACCAACTGTTTGTTGGTGTTTTTTAAATCGGCAATTTCCGCCGCCTGTTTATTAATTAACTCTTTCAATTCATTGTACTGTGACATTGTCATTCCCTCCTTGTTTCGTAAAACCGCTTTTACTTTTTCTTTGAATGCAATCCATCCTGAATTGTTTTCGGTCGCCCACTGTGCCGGACACTGTTTGTCCCACACGTCATAGTGGCGCAAAACAAATATATCAACGGTATCTGCCGTAATACCTATGTATTTACACAATTCAGCGCACAAATATGCGGTATTGTTGATTGTTTTTTCTGACACAATAGAATTACCGCTACAACACATTTCAATGGATATGCTGTTTATGTTGCGGCATTCGGCATGTTTATATACCTTTGTGCCGCCCACCGCCCATGCGGCATTATTCAATGCGACTGATTGATAACAACTATCATCATCAGTAAACAAATGTGCCGATGCACCTCGTGAACAATTATGAAAATATGTTGCATTTGCTTTTGCGGTGTCCTTCTTGTTTCCGGTGTAGTGAATTACAATAAACTTCACCAAACGACTACTGTATGTGTAATAGTTTGCCGATGATGACTGTATTGACGTATCAATGTCAATACCATTGAACTGTTTGATTGGAAATCCATCATTTATTGTTCGCATATGTATCCCCTCAATTCTTTTCTTGGATTTCAGGAAGACCTGCAATAGATGTTAGCAGAGAAAGTATTCCTGCAAGTGCAGATGCACTACCTACCAATACCCAATTTACGTCTCCCATAGCAATAGCAGTACCAATAGTGGCAACTGCTGTTTGTGCTACTGTTTTTATTGCACGAATACCCGCGCATTTTAGCCATTCTTTCATTTTAATGTACCTCCTTGAAATCTAAAATACTAAAAACCCAACATTTTAATAAAATAACCTATCAAACCGCCCACTATTGCCGTAATAATGGCGGTAACTACTGTTTCGTAGCGCTTTGTAGGACGTTTTTCTATTTCGTCTACCCGTGATGTAATATCGTTTACGTCCTCACGCATTGCCTTAGTTTCCGTGGCTATGATGTGGACGCTTTCGGTCAGTTTTTCGATACCGTCAATTCTGTGGTGTGCCGACTTGGTGGACTGCTCTACGGCAGTCAGACGCTCCCACACTTCTTTTTCGTTTTCTGCCTCCATATCAGCCCTCCATAATTTCTTTTTTGTCTTGCTCTGTTATATCTCCCGACTTGACGAATATATCTAAATGCTTTTCTTTGTAAATACCCATTTGATAGTATTTACGTATCAATGTTTTATTCACCGTCAACACCTGCCTTTAACTCTGCAATCTGTAACATCAGCATTGCGTTTATTTCGTCCTGCGACATTTCGTCACCGTTCATAACGGACTGAACGTGCTGTTTTAATTCTGTCATACTGTTGTATGTTTTCGCCTGTATCTGTGACAGCTGTTCTGATGTCGGCTGTTTAAATGTGATGCTCGTATGCTGAATTTTTGCAATTTCTGTGTCCATATCGAAATTGTCGTCAGTTTCGGCGAATTTATCATTGACAATCCTGCGTTTTATACGCAATATATCCCTATCGGTATGTATTCCGTACACCGTGCCGTCAATTTCAACACCGCGTTCATAAAATTGTGCTGTTCCGTTTTTACTATAAAATTTGTACATAATATCACCACCCTGTCACATTTCCGTCAACAACGCACGTATCGCCAAACGTTCCAATAGATGTCGCGTTTGTCACGTTATTTTTGACTACTGTTTTACCGTCGCTGTATATAATTGAAAAATCTGCATTTGCCGTTACAGACGCCGTTGTCCTAAATATATTATCTGCTATCAGCATCTGACTGCTGGCTGATATTAGATTACACTGTCCCGACGTAGGGCCTGCGGAAATGTGCATATAATTTCCGCATATAACGGCATAATTTCCGCATTCGATAAAATCGATATATTCGGAATTAATTTTTATAACAGGCATTCTGTTTCCGCTGATTAATGTAATCCCCTTGGTGTATATAAACGGTGTTTTTGTGTTCTGTGTAATTGCTGCAAATTCATTGTCCGAAATTTCGCCATTTATATCGATACTGCAATCAGTAAACGTTTTAAATATATTGCCTACTATTTTTTTGCCTATATCAATACTGCAATTTGTAAAACCGGACATATAATTGTTTACAAATATAACGGTTGACGCCTGTAGCATATATCCTAACGATTGTTCTTTTTGCGTGAAATTCAAAAATTTGTTACCCATAACAAACGAATTGCCTGCGATTTTTATTTCGTATGTCAAATTATTTGCCGGTGCACCTGCGAACGTATCTATGACGTTGTTCAAAAACAGAACGTTGCTCATTTCAAACGTTGATACACCGAATTGATGTGTACTGAATATATCGTAGAATGTACAGGATATTATCTGTGAACTACTTTGCGCTGATAATACTGTCGGATTTACTGTGTCCGCCGTTACTGTGTCCGTGTCCTCTGTAAATTTTACATTTTGCATTTTAGCGCCTTCCGGCAGATGAAAAACATATTGTTTTGCGACAGGATTTGTGTTTTTGAACATAATTGTATCGCACATCGAACCGTCTAACGTCATTCCGCCTTTCAACGGAATTGCCACACCGTTATTAGTTCCCGTCATTCCGTAACCCGACTTCATATTTGCATTTGTAATAACGCACAATTCACCTACAGGATATATAATACTTTTATACGGCGCACTATCTATCGCCGCCTGTAACTTTAATTCGTCGTGGTCGCCGTCGCACACGACAAATATTTGATGTTTTGCAATGTCTGTAACTGTTTTATCAATTTCGGTGATTTTTGTTGTATTGGCAGTAATTTTTGATGTATTCGTGTTAAGATCATCACGCAATACCGCCACACATTCATCATCATAACAAACAGCCGACTGTATTAATGTTTTCTGTTTACACGCATTTCCTGTCGGGTCACCGTTTGTATAATAGTTATCCGATACAATTCGGAATGAAATTGATTTAATTTCTTTTTTTACAGGGATTTCAATTTTAAATTTTGTTGTTTTATACGTTTCTGATGTGCCGTTTATCGTGATTGTTTTATCACCTGTATCGGTTGCTGTGTAATATGACTGTCCGAATGTTTCTGTTGTTGTATCAGTGTATGTAATCAATACGTCTGTTTCACCTATATTCAAACCGCCACTGTCGCAACCGTCCCCCGCTATATGACGTGACGCCACATCAAATGTCAATTCTAATGTGGTTTCCGTTTTCGGTTTACGGCGGAAATTATCAACAACAAAATTGTGATACAAATACGCTCCGTTTTCAAACGAACCCGAATATGACAAATACTGTACACCGCTGTCGTCAGTGACTAATGTGTTGTCACTGTTGACGTATTTAGATAAATCATAAAACAGGTTATCCGTTGTCAGTTCTGTATTTATATCTGCTATTTTTGCTTTCAACTCGTTGTCCGCCGCCTGTCGGTCCAAAATTTCAGTACTGATTTTTTCATTCAGTGAATGCTCTGCACCCTCTCTGTCCGAAATTTCAGTTGTCAGTTTTGTTGCAATTTCATTGACCGCCTCTAAAAACGAATTTTTATTATCGGTTTTTAGCCCGTTCAAATTGTTGATACCTGTAAACGTTTGCGCCCTGTTGTACATTGTTGTTACTGTTGCGGTGTTATATCCTACCGTCATTAATGCGATAGTTCCCTCTTCCGGTGACGTTTCAACATCTTCAACCGTCATTGTCAGCGTACCTGTTTCGGGTGAATAATATATACAAATATATTTGTCGCCGTCCTCACCTTTTCCGCAACCGAACGTTGCTGATAAATCCGCCGCCTGTATTGAATAACCGTCTAACAGGATTTTTGATTTAACCGTGTTACCCGATACTGTAACCGTGCCTATACTGTGTCCTGCGTCGATACTGACAGCCATATCCGCCGCAGTCAATGAATATGTAACAGTATGCTTTGTTGTTTCATCAGTGCCGTACAACTCTGTTTTGTCAGCCTTTTTGCTATCTGCCGTCTGCCTTTCGGTGATTTCACTGTCAATATTTCGTTGCAGTTCATTATCCGCCGCCTGTCGTATTGTCACTTCGTTGTTTATGCGACTGCTTAGCGAACTATCCGCACTTTCTCTCGCTGTTTTTTCGGCGGTGATTTTGTCTGCCAAACCTACATCAGCGTTGGTTCGTTGCGTGATTTCTGTGTCCAATTTGTCGGACAGTGTGTTGTGGTCGGTTTGAATTGCCGTGAAATTATCACGAACAATCTTCCACCAATCCTTTAACAGCGTTTTACCGTCAAAATTAAAATTTAATTTCATTTTATCATTCCTTTCTAAATCGTAATTGATTGGGATTTCATTAAAAAAACACGCCGTAAGCGTGCTATGGTGGTATTCCTGTGTACATTTTTGATACTCCTTTCAGATTTTGCCCCTTGCAAATTGTTTCCATTTGATATATACTGAAACAAAAAGGAGGCTACAAGCTATGAAAAAATTTATATTAGGTTTTATAACAGGCGGTATAATCTGTGCGACAGCGACAGGTTTCGCCGTAGAATATGCAGTAACGGCTAACCCGTTCCCTGTTGCCGTAAACGGTACGGAAACAGCGATAGAGGGTTACAACATCAACGATAATACATATTTCAAATTACGCGACGTTGCCGACGCTGTCGGCGGTTTCAATGTTGGTTTCAGTGACAACACTATTACGATTGATACCGATACCGCCGCAGAACCAACACCGACACCGACTGTAAAGCCGTCAACCACTGACTTGTCACCTTTGCCGGAACTTCCTATTGAAAAACGTGACGGCATAGAACACGTTAGCTCCATTGATGTGAACGATATGTTAAAATCAATAGGCTTAGAAAAATACTCTATTATCGGAAGTGATTTTTACAGTGATGATGATATATGGAATCCTATATTAAGTAACATTCCGCTATGTGAAGATGGTATAGGATTAATCCCACTCGATTACTATAATTCTACAATAGTCCCACTTATCAATAGCTTGAGATAATTAAAATACGGCTGAAATCAGCCGTATTTTTTATGACATTGTATCAACTTGCTTTTTTAAATTATTCACTTTTTCCGTTAATTGTTGTATTTGTTTTTCAAGTAACTTATATTCTTTTTCTGTTACAACAGGGCTATCCTCAACACATAGCTTTCCGCCCTCAACATTTATACCCTTGAAATCCTCGTTATTGGCTACATATGGCACTAAACGTGCATACGGTGTTGAATAATTGCCGTCCTTATTCGGTTGGTAACTGTCGCCGTAAAATTCAATACCTTTTGTGTTGTTGCCTGCCATACCGACACGCAACATACCCTGTATCAGACAGTCTTTCATTGTCTGAATACTTCCGGCAATAATAACTTCTCCGCTTGCGTCCATATATATAGCCGGTTTCTTGTCATTTCCGTATATTGCAAATGCGTATGTATCGCCATAATCACCTAATTTTATTTTTAATTTTTTGCCATCATCATTGTAGATATTTAGTGTAAACTTACCGCCGACATTTCCTAACTGCAAACGTTTATTACCGTCTTTGTTGTATATCGTCAGCAAATCGCCGACAATTTTCAACAGCTCGTTGTCGCTCTGCACTTCGTTTCGGTCTGTGTTCACCGTTCCTTGCACTTTTCGGATATTTACACTGTTATTCGCTGTCTGCCACTTTGAATGTTTCTTCGTTGCCTGTTCTGTCTGCCATAGTCCGATAAAAAAATCACGTCTGATATGCCCGATTGATATATTACTCTCTTTCGGCTCCAACGGATATGCCTGATACTCAATTACTCTTTGTACATATTCCGTACCGTCTATGTCAAATACGTGTACTGTATCGCCTATTTCCAACTTTTCCGCCGCACCGTATTCGGCTAATTTGGATAGGTCAATCAATTTACCGCTGATTGTCAACTGCGGTGCATCTATTCTATCTTCGTTTTTATCGTCAAACTCCCATTTAGCATTTCTCAACAGCTTTTCCGCTGACGTATAGTCGCTGTAATCTTTGTACCCCTCTTGCACACCGTATTTTTCAATGTTTGGACTGTCTATATATGCTTTGCCGCCGTTTACACTGCTGACCGTTAAATCGTCACTTCCGAACGCCCATAAACGCGTTATCATATCGCTTACGTTGCGTTCTATTGATATGCTTTGCATATTCTTTTCTAAACGCAGTCTGACGCCGTTATCTGTGCCGATACGTTCAACAATGGCAATGTTACATACAATGTTGTTATTACTGTCGATAGTTGTTTCGTGGAATATCTCGCCACGTCCCAAATTTTCTATTATCGTTTTTATAACGTCCCACAAATTTGTTTTGTCGGTAGAGAAAAAATCAATCAGCAGTTCATCATCTGCAACCCACTTCATTCCTTTGGCGGTCAACTCGGCATTTGTCATAATGTGAAAAATACACTTCTCACCTACAGACTTTTTGAATTTTGATATAATATCAATCGCTTGTTTTAGAACATATCTTGAACTTTTACCGATATTGTCGCCGATTGTCGGTATAAACGCTTTCTGTGCCTCATACACAAAATGCGGTGTACCGTAAACGTGCAGTGAATCCACACCGTTCATATTTCGCGTTGTTCGGCTGATTTCGTATATATGACCGTTTACGCTAACCAACATATTTTGACTGATTAGACGTGCCTTTTCGTCGTATGGATAGTCAAATTCAATACTTCCCGTATCGTTCAATATCCTTGTTTCTTTGACGTTGTATGCGTTGTTCAGTACCTCACCTGTTTCAAAACTGTCTGTATATCTGTCGTGCAATCGCATAAATGTTATCTGTCCCATTTGTATATTTCCTCCGTTTCTGTATTCCACACATACTGTGGATAAAATGAAAATTCAACCGTCGCCGTCGTAGATAAATTTATTATATTCGCCCCTGTTTCCAGTTCAAAAAAACTACCTTTGATTTTTTTCATAATACTGTTGCCGTTTACGTCTGTTACCGACTGTTTGTCGCAGTCAATAACGCAGTTTTCCGACACAGTAATACTGATACCGTTACAGGTTATCGTTGTAGGTTTTGTGACGTTTGTAACACGCAAAACAGGTCTGACAGGGCGGTTGCCTGTGTTATGTATTGTACTGTCGCCTGCCGTTGTAATCGTGTAATATTCATTCGGTCCGATTGGTATTTCATCATCTAATTTGATGTTTTGGCTATCCAATATCGGACCGTCAAAAATATCAAATACCAACGCCGCCCACGTCTGCACCTTGAACGACACCGAAATGACCGCTTTGTGGCCGTAGTTTTCGGGTTTATAATCTATTGTTTCAATAACTGTTGCGTTCCATTTGACATTGGGTGTGTCGTCAAATATCAACTCACCGCGTCCCATTAACCACGTTGTGATTTTTGTGATTTTGCTGTTCAGTTCAGACATATCCGCCGCCGATATTTGCAAATTCATTTTAAATACACGGTTTTTATAAAATTCACGGTTATACGCATTTGCCGTTGAAAAATCATATTCACCGTCTATATACGGGCTGTCATATGTCTGTATTTTCATTTCCGGTTTAATCGGACGTGACTGCGTTTGTACAGTCACGCCGAAATCGTTTGAATGTTTGTTTTTAAATATAAATCCGTTTCGCATTTTCTACCTCCGCACGTTATACATAGCTACCCAAAACAGCGCTGTCAGTCGTATTGATTGTGATTTTACTGTTGTTGTTATAGTTCTGCTGTTCAATCTTAACGCCCTTAATAGCCTCTATAATCTCGCCCAAAGTCTTGGTTATCTTATCATTACCGCCGCTGACTTCCTGTGTTATATCCGCCACAATTCCCGTCACGTCTATACTGTCAATGTTGGTTGCAATGGACTTGATGAAATCAGCCTTGCTGTTTTCCAACGCGTCATACTCCTCCTCTAATTTTTCAATAGTGGCATTGTTTTTGACTTGCAGTTGATACAGCTCCTCATCACGTTGCAGTTGTTTCATCTGCTCTTGCAGTTCTTTATACTTTTGCTGTCCTCTGTCTGTTACTGCGTTTGCGTAAATATCCAACTGTGCCTGTGTTTCGGACATATCAGCCTTGCGGTCCTCTACCGTCCAACTGTCCTGTAATGCCTGTTCCTGTGCAGAAAATTCATCACGCAGTTTATTGATGTAGTCCTGCTGTTGCTGTAGCATATCGTCAAACGATTCGCCCGCTTGGTCGAACATATCGTGATTTAGTTCAGTCATATTTTCGTTGTATTCTTTGCGGCTGATTAACCCCAAATCATAGTATTCCTGTGTATACTGCTGAATACGTTTTAAACCGGCGATATATTCTTCATCAGTCATACCGTAATACTTGCGTTGTTCTTCCAACCAGTTCTTTGACTGCTCCACACGCTCCGAATACATATCCGAACCTAATTCACTTTGGTACTTGTCGAACTCGTCCTGTGTCAGCTCACCGTTCGCCAATTCCTCACGGTGCCTGTCCATAACTCGGTTGTACGCGTCAAGCGGACTGTCGCCGTTATCTTGCCAGTCGTTAAAATATGTATGTTCACTGATGTAGTTTTTTGATATGTCGTACTCTTTCTCAATTTGTTCTTTACGCTTGTCCAAATACTCATCATTCAGCTTGTTTTTTGCCTCTACATATTCTTTGTGACTGATTATACCCTGTGCGTACATTTGTTCGGTGTACGTCTGTATTCTGCCGATACCTGCGATATAATCGGCGGCACTCATACCGTTGTATTTTTCTTGGTGTTCCAACCAATCGCGACTGTATTCGGTCATATTGTCGTATAACGTTGAACCTATACTTGACATTTCTGTCGTATAGTCCTCCCACGTCATACGTCCTGCCTCTACTTCCGCCATATTGCGGTCACGAATACGGGTAAATGCGTCAATAGGATCGTCGCCGTTGTCGTCCCAGTCATTCAGTGCCGCACGTTCTTCAATGTACGACTTTGACAGGTTGTTTAACTCCTGTGTGCGTTTTTGTGTCAGACTGAAAATTTGTTCCTCAATATCGGCAATATCCTTGTCGTTCGACTTGAATTTCTCTTGAAATTCTAACCACTTCTCTAATTCTTGTGCGGTCGTTACTGCGTGCGTTTTTGTGTAATGCGTCCAATCGTCCTTGGCTGATGTAAACGCGTCCGAATTGTCTTTTCCTGTCGCGTAATGCGGTATACCCATACCGTTCATTATCGCCTTGGTTTGCGACGCTGTGTACACCTTTGCGCCCTTTGACAATGGCAACAACACGTCCTTGCCCTGTGGTATAAATGCACGTCCTTTGTCAACGATTAATTCTCGTGGGTCAGATATACCCTTTTCATCATTAACCATTGCCAAACCGCCCTCAAAATTTTGTGTACCTTTGGCTTTTTTGGCTTTTTTTACGAACATTCCCGAACTGCCAAACTTGGCCGCTGGAACATTTTGATTACTCAATCCACCAACTTGAACCGTCTGAACGGTCAGTGTTACTGTTTTATCTTTTACGGTATCTAAATTAGCCTTTGCGCTCTCAACGCCTGCTGATGTGTTATCCTGTGCTGTGATTTCTGTATCGTGTGTTGTAGGAATCAGATTTATTTTGCCTGTGGTTAAATCAATAACGCCGATAGCCTCGCCGTTTTCGGCAATTAGTTTCGCCGTTCCGGTTGTACCGTCATATTCGGCTATTTTGTATTCTGTATTATCGATTGTTGCAATGGCGGGTGTTCCGTCTGCTGTAAACATGACCTCACACTGTTTGCCGTCAAGTTGTTTTGTCTTTTTCTCGACATTATCAACACCGTCTGTGTTGCCCTCTGTGTCAACAGTTACAACAAACTGTTTGCCCTCCAGTTGTCGAACTTTGGCGGTCAAATCATCAACTACTTCAAATCCGTCTGCGGTTATCTTGATACGTTTTTCATTCGGTATCAGTCCCATAGCACGCGACATTTCGGTCAACTTGTCCGCTGTCATATCAATACCTTGCTGACTTCCCTCGGACATCATATCCTTTAATATGCCGTTTATATCGCCTTTTTCAACGGCTTGGCGTACGCTGTCAAATCCGTTTTTAATTAACGCAGTACCCTCAACGATTTCCTCGGTCGTCAATCCCATTGTTTGACCTGTTTCATTCATTTTCTGAACTACATCATCAATTTTGCCCTTATTTACTGCATCCTGCATATTCGTACATTCGGAATTTAACAGACTGACACCGACCGCCGTTTCCGCAGATGATGCTCCGAACTCTGTCATTGAACGAACATAGTCGTTAATTATGTTGTTCAGTGCGGTACCATCCCCGTTTGCCGCCTGCTCCCACGCAGCAGACAAATTCTCAACACCGTTCATAGCCAACGCCGCCGACTGTGCATAGCTGTTCATATCTAATTTACCGACGTCGATAAATTCTTTCATATCCTTTAAGGATTGTTCAATTCCGGCGCCGTCTTGATTTAATGCAGATATTTTAATTAATTCAGTTTCATAGTTTGCCAGTTCTTCTGATACGTCGCGTAGTTCTTTATGAGATTTGTCCAGAGCCTGTACTTGGTCGTAATACTTTTGGGCTTCTGTTGTTGCTACCGAATAATTTGCCGCAATAGACGATAACACGCCTTGCGCATTCTTCATTGATTGGTCTGTTGTGCCGTTTTCGTATGCGTGTCCGGAAACTTCTTTATAAATTTCTTGTGCTTTTTTGTAGCCCTCCGCCGCAGTTATTTCATTTTTTGAAATTTTTGCAGTTATGTCACTAACTTTTGATTTAGCCTCTGAATACTTCGTCTGTAATGCTAATTCTTTGTTATAGTTATCTGCCGCGTTTTGGCGGTCCTCTTTGTATTTTGCGTCTTTATTTATTAGATTTGATAGTTCTGAACGTTGCTTATTGATATTAGACTGCAATTCATTTTTAGACAGTTTTGTTACTTGTTCAACAGCGTCGTCCAAATTAGAATTATCGGAATTGATTACAAGATTATATTCTTGCGATAGCATTTCCTTTATTTCTTCCAATTTACTTTTCGCATTGTCAACTTGTTCTTGACTGCTTTCAGGGCTTTCAATCACCATTTTTAGCGACTTTATTTGTCCTTGAATATCATTCAGCGATTTGTATTTTTCAAGGCTTTCTTTGACCTTTTCATTACCCTCTGACAGCCCCTCGCTCCACCTGTATTGCGATTGATACCATTTGTCATATGCAACTTTTCCGCCTATCGCCGCCGTAGCAATACCGGCAACAGCTAATGCGGCAGGACCTGCCGCCGCACCGATACTTGTCAATGTCGGTGCAAACTTCGCCAATGCTCCGCCTGCTGAAAATGCCTTTTTGATGTTGCCGACTGCCTCAACAATTCCGCCAACACCTTTGATTGCTCCGGCACTGACTTTTGAAATAGCACCTATCGCAATAACTGTCGCACCCGTATTAACAACAGCACGTTTTTGTTCGTCTGACATTTGCGACAAACCTTTTGCAAAATCGGCTACTGTGGTGCTTGCGTCTTGTATTGACGGCAACATTGTTTCGCCGATACTTCTCGCCGCCTCAATAATATTGTTTTTTGTGTTCGCCAATTTTGATGCGGTCGTTTCATTCTTTGCGTTAAATTCTTCTTGCAATGCCGTATTTTCTTGGTATGCGGTGTTTGAACGATTGACACTCTCGGTTACTAAATCATAACCGTTGACTAATGCCATCATAGCCTGTATATCCTGTGTATTGTTTATGCCTAAATCATCTAACGCAACAGTTAGGTTCTCGGCAGACTGCAAGCCTTTTAATAGTCCGTTAAATGCACCGGAGCTGTCAGTATTCCACTGCTCTTTAAATTCTTCCGCACTCTTACCGCTGTACTTTGCGAATTTCGTCAAACCCTCTCCGCCGCTTGCAACGGCTGTTTCTATGGACAGCCACGTACGACCTATCGCACTACCGCCCATTTGTGCCTCAATTCCCAATGAGGACAATGCTGCGGAATAACCCAACACGTCCGCCGCTGACATTCGTACAGATGAACCGTATTTACCCATACGCAATGCCATTTCCGCGATTTCCGATTCTGTTGTCGCACTGTGGTTACCCAAATCAACGATTGCACTGCCGATATTACGGATTTCGTTTTGACCGACACCCATAACATTCTGAAAACGTGCCAGTGTTGCGGCACCCTCTTCGCCGACAAGGTTTGTTGCTGAACCCATTTGTGCCATTACTTCCGTAAAGTCGATAATGTTTTCTTGTGATATACCCAACTGACCGCCCGCCGCCGCAAGTTCGTTTAGTTCAGTCGTTGTTTGTGGTATCGCGCCCCTGCCGTCAATACCTGTTGTTGACAAATCAATAATGCCTTGCTTTATTTTGGATAACTGTTCCGGTGTAGCGTCAACCGTCTTTTTAACTCCGGCAAAACTATCCTCAAAATCTATTGCAAACTTCGCACTTGCGACACCGCCTGCGGCAAGAGCCGTTGATGCGTATTGTATCGGTTTTGTTATCGTGTCAATACTTTCGCCGACTTCTTTTATACCTTTTCCGGTATCTTTAAGCTGACTTGCAAGACCTTGATATGCACTTGTGCTTTCTCTTACACCTTTCACACCATTTGTATTGCTTTGTGTTCGTTCCAATTCTTCGAGTTGTTGCGATACACCGCTTATTGTTGCCTCTAAATCCGACGCATCACCTCTTATTCTTACTACTAATTCCGCCGCGTCAGCCACTACAAATCACCTCACTACATTCCATAAAACATTTTTAAATACGGGTCATTTCCCGTATATTCTTCTTCCTCGTCCTCGATTATAACTGCAAGTAATAATCTTGGGTCTTGTTTTGCCAAATCATTCGGCAATATACCGTGATATTTCAGCATTGTCCCATATAAATCGCTTAATCTTCCTTTTCGGTTGCCTGCTCCGGCAGGCTTTCCTCGTTTTTTCCCGTAAAATCGTCCATAAACCATTTCATAACTTCACGACACATTCTCATTTTTGCTGAAACAGCCGTGTCCAAAATATCTTGTGTCGCCTCTGTACCCTCAAACAGATAGTCAACGGCATCTGCACATACCGATGTAGCCGTTACTTTTTCACCCTCTGCAACGTCCATATATTCTTTTTCAACCAACGTTGCCGCACCGAAACACCACGGTTTTGATACATACTTCTTTTTGTTGTGTACAAATGTTAATACTCTTTGCATTGTTACTTACTCCTCTCTATACGAAAAAAGCACGCCTTTCGGCGTGCCTTGTCTTAAAGTGCTTTCTTCACCGGATAGTAGTTCATATCCTTAAACCAGTTTTCTTCAAGTTCTGTCTTTGTGACACCTTCCGGCAAATCGCTTTCGTCAAAGTATGCGTAATAGTTGTTGTCAAAATCACGTTGTACGGCTGTGTATGTAGCCTTTGCGGTTTGCTTTTCCGGTGCACCGCTTGACGCTTTAGTCTTACCGCCTACGTTTGACGCAAAGCTGTACGAACCCTTGTAATATCTTACATAACGGTATGAGCCGTCGGATTTCATAATTCTCCACGCAACACCGAAATAAACGGTTTTTGTATCGTTGCCGACCTCTACTACATCGTCTTTTTGTGTCAGTCCACGCCACATTGAATCAACTTCCGGTGGAATATCGGCATTTGTGATGTCGTGACCTAATTTTTCAATGTAGTTTGATGTTTCATACGCACCGTTATCGGCGTCAAAAACATCACTGCCGCCTGCGTCTGTCGGTGCAATTTCGACTGTACCTCTTAAATTGTACGGATCACCATATGTTGCGCCCTCTGATGTGTCTGTTAAAACTGCGAAAAATGTGTACTTGTCCACACCTATTGTAGGTAGTGGTTTTCTTTTTGCTGTATTTGCCATAAATCAATCATTCCTTTCTACTACTTTCGTAAATCTCATTGTCCTATGTTTTATACTTTTATCGTCGGGATTGGGTACGTCCATTGTCATTTCGTGATAATATTCATGATCAGTCAACAATTTATATACCCTCTCAGACAATTCAAAACACGTTTGCGGATAATCGGCGTAAATATCAATCTGAACAGTCGTATCATTCGTAACGACCGTATTGTCATATGACATTGAGCCTTTGTCCGTTAGCGTGTAATATGCTATTGCAGGCAATTTATTAAAATTATCGGGGTAAGCAAAGCATACACTTACACCGTCTATCTGCTTTAAAATGTCCCGTAATTCCAAACCAATATCAAACACCGTATCACCCTCCCTACGCTAACACAAATACTTCGTATTTGCTCGCTATAACTCGTTTCACGAGTTATACACCTCCTTAAACTTAGCGATTATCTCGCTGATGTTATTTTTCAGTGCAGGTACGAGGAACGGCTGTGGTGCTTGCCCCGACGTTGTGTAAAATCGACCGCCACTGTAATACGTCCAGTGTCTTTTTGACGTATGCGAAACAGATTTGTCGCCCTTTGAGCCTGTGCCAAATTCGACATAAATGCCGTAATCGGCAGTCGGACCGATTGCAACGCTGTCACCGTCCACTTGGCTTACGATACTGCCTTTTAATCGCCCTGTTGCAACAGGACAGTTTGCCACTGCGTGCGCTCTTACGACTTCACCCGCCATTGCCAAACCTCGCTGTATTTTATCGCCCGACGCATACTGTGTCAGCTTGTCAACAACGTTGTCTATCCCTTCGATTGAAAAATTCATTTCAGCCTACTCCTTTCGAGCATTGCTACCAAACCGCTGTCCCATTTCTGCACATATGTTATATCATATATGTCGCCGTCATATTCAACCCTGTTACCGACCTTTACGTCGTCTGACATATCGCAGAACATACGCATTTGACATTCTATATCTAAACCGTATTGCTCTCTTGCTCTGCCACCGCTGTACGATTGTACATCGGCTTTGATTTCGGACAATACAGTCTTTTCGGTTTTACCTGTATAGTCGTCAATTTCATATTCTGCGATTATAACAGTTTTATCGTAAAAATCACTGAATACTGATGTCACTCGGAACACGCCCCTTTCGTTTTCGGAACGGGTCAAGGCGTTTATAATAGTTGCTGAAAATCTTGTCGTTGTCGGTTTCGGTGTATGTAACGGAGCGTTCGCCCTCACTTATGCTCTTGACTACTTCGGGACTTTTACTGTCCCCGTAACCTTTTGCCCTGTACATATCCGCCGCAATCTTCGGAACAAGGCTTTCAAGCTGACGTGGCAGTACATCAATATGACAATACGCCATAATCATATTAACCGTGTCCTCAATCAAAAAGGACAACAAGCTGTCTTGCTCGTCGTCCTTTATCCCCAGCAACATTTTTAGTGTCCCCAACTGTTCCATATTATTCACCGCTTACAACGTCGGCACTGCCCGACTTTCTCGCTTTGCCGTCTGCGGTAACTTCCGCAACTGTAATCTTGTGACCGTTTGTCGCAGTGATTTCGTCACCGTTGTTAAACTCTGTCCACTTCGACAAATCGTCGTCATACGCAACACTTGGAGCGGTGCTTGCGGCAGTCTTGTAAACCAACTTGTGACCGTCGATAGGCTTTGGCGATACCGTAATAACAGTGTTGCCTGTTGTGCCTGCAACCGATTCAACTGTCAATTCGCCGAGTGTCGGAACACCGTTCTTAAATGCGGCAAATGCGTCGTCCTTAACCACAAGGAAACCTAAACGCATAGTAGCCTTGATTGCAACCATATCTTGCTCCGCAAGTGATAGCGGTTTACCGTCACTGTCAAGAGTGCCTTGTAGTGTTGCTTCTGTAAGAATTTCATAGTTGATACCTGCACGCATACCGACAACGGCATACTTGAAGTTACCTGTGATAATATCGGCACGTTTGTTGTCCCACGCACCGTTGCGCACAAATTCGATAGGCTGACCGTACAACTCACCGCCTGTTGTACCGTTGACATATGCAGGTGCGCCGTTTGCGTCACGCAATTTTCTCAGCATATTCTTAACACCGATACGACCGATAAATCCCGATGGGTCATAGCCGTTTTCTTCAATCATCGACATTGCGTCAGACATAGCAATATCAATATTTGCGTTGTCCGTAACAACCATATGCTTACTGTCGATAGCGTTCATAATGTTTGTCTTGAACGGTGAATTTGTACCGAAAATGCACGCCGCGTCAATCGCTCTGTAAAATGCCTCTGCGATTTCCGGCTTTAGTTCTTCAAATATGCTGATAGTCGTATCTTCCAACTTTTCCTTTGTTACCGGAATAATAACGGCTAACTTCTTCGCCTCGATTTCAGGGTGAATCCAAGTAGCACCGCTTGTCTTAATTCTTTCACCCTCACCGACCCAGTAAGCACCCGGACCGTCTGTAAGTACGTTAAACTTCTTTTTCTCGTGTTTCATTTCCTCGACTTTCGCCATTCTTAAAACACTTGAACCCCTTGTCACCATTTTGATGATGTCTGTTGCTTGTTCGACAGGTACAAAGCCTGTCAATTCATTTTTCAAATAACCCATTTATTTCACTCCTATCTTTGATTTTCTCTGATTATGTCCATAAAACTGCCTGTGTTGTGACCGCCACTGCCACCGTTTAAATCCGGTGTTTTGCCCTTTAAACGCTCGGTAACACCTGCTTGTACATCTTTGTCGTAGCTTTCTTTTATCTTGTCGATAACCACCTTTGTGCTATCCTTGTCCTCTGCTACAATGTACTTTGCAATCTCGGCAGACAATCCGACTTTGGCAAGTTCTGTTTCGGCATATGCAACGATTTTTTCACGTTCAAACTCTGCCTTTGCTTTTTCAAATTCTGCTCGTTCCTTGTCGTCGTCCTCTTTTTTTCTTTGCTCGTTTGTCAACTTGGCTTTTCTCATGCCCTCTTCTTCGGCTTTTTTTATTTTTTCTTCAACTTCCTTTTCCCACTTCTCTTTTGCCGCCGCTACTGCGTCATCAATCGCCTTTTGATTGTCGCCGTCTTTTTGTTCGGTTGACTTCTGCTCTGTGGACTTCTGCTCTGTGGACTTCTCTTGCTCTTGATTTTCTGTTTGCTCTGCTGTATCTGCCATTCAAATCATTCCTTTCTGAAAAAATTGTATAAAAATAAGACGTATAACCCCACGTCTAACAGGGAGATAATCGGATCACCATTCCTTTCTTCTATGTGTATGTTGTGCCTATGCTCACACTATCACCGCCTTTCAATGTATCAAAAAAGCACGTCTAACAACGTGCTTTATATTTATCCTGTTTTCAAAAGTCTTTTCTTGCGAATATTATCTATATATGTCTTATACTCGCATTCACAACGTTTTAAGTCCTCAACTTGTTCTGATTTTGTCTGATGTCTACTTCGTTCAATCCTTAATCTTTCCTGTTCTTCCAAATACATTATTGTTTCGTCTATATCTTCACTTGTAAATCCCTCAAATTGTGATAAGTCAACAGGTCTGTCATCTATAAGAAAATTAGGCATTTAAACCACCTCCCAAAAATCTATTTTATGATTTTCTTTTAATTTCGCTAATGCTTTTAACTGTGCTTCTTTTTCAGAATAACCATTACTTGCAAACTTGCTTACGTATAGATTATATAACTCTATAGAAACTTCCTGTTCCGAAGTATACGAATACAAAGTTCCGTCGTGACAAGCAACAAAAGCTTTACTATATCCCTGTTCAAAGAAACAATTAAAATCTGTTGCACTCGGCGGCATACTTGCAGGGTGGGAATGTATGGCATAAATATTTCCATATCGTGCCAAAACCTTATTCCGACGTTTAGACTTAGCAACACCGCTTGTTTCTTTTTCATTAAGTGCGCTTGCTATAATTTCACCCGTATTACCGTCAATCCAATACATATCTTCAAACTTTGTGCCGCTTCTGTGCTTTAACGCCGCTTTTGCACAATCGTATAATGTTTTATTAACCGCTTTATTTTCACTTATATTATCAAACTTACGTTTATATTCTCCGCTTTCAATATAAGTTTTATTCACAAGTGTAACTTTATTTCTTCCATATCTTTGGTTTTCAAGTGCAACCGAACCACTCCTTGCTTTTATTATACCACGTTTTTCACTATTTGCAACATATTTTAACGCATTTTTCTGTTCGTCCGACAAACTGTTTTTCCATTCGTCAAACGTCATACTTCCGTCAACCTTGTAATTTTCGCCAGTAAGCGGGTCACGGGCGATACGAGTTGACAAATTCACGTCTGCCATAACCGTAACACAACGACAGCGCGGGTGTATCGGCGGGAAGTTTTCGCCCTCAACGGCTTTATCCGTATCAAACACGCTACCGTCAAGACTTCCGCACCTGTCACACGTCAATTCAGACAGTGCCGCAACAAAACGATACTGTTTTATACCTATTTCCTCATACGCCATCTTTTGACCTTGGTTCATAAAATGAGCCGTTTCACTTCGCACAAGTGTTTCGGCTGATGTTCGTATTCCACCCGGTGCAGTATCTTTGACGTAATCAATCAGCTTGTCGGTCATACGGCTTACGCTGTGACCGCTGATTATACCGTCCTCAATCGTCTGTCCGACTGCCTGTATAAATCTGTCGTTATGTATCCACACTCTCTCGCTGTAGTTGTGACCGTGCCACGGCTCACTTAACACTTTATTAACCGCCTTTTGCGGTACAAGTGGAAAATCAATACCGCAGTTTAAACCTTGTGCGGTATCAAAAATATTCGTATAATACGCCGTCTTTACCGCACTGTCATACAGTTTCTTTTGCTCCTTTATAGCCTCGTTTGCAACGTGCCTAAAGTAAATATATACATTACGTTTCAGTCCCTCTAATCGGCTAATTCTCGCACCGTATGCCTGTGCATTTATGCGGTTTAGAATTTCTTTTTTGACCGTCTTGTCGTCTGTTTCGTCGTACAGTTCAAGCAGTTCTTCGTACTGCTTATCGCTGTCGGCTATGCTCATCAGCCGACGTGCCTCTTTTTCGGGTATATCAGTTGAAATATAGGCTTTAAATGTTTTCTCAATGTCATTGTTTACATTCTTGATTGCTCGCTCATATGCCTTAATTACACCGTCCTTAACGCTGTCCGCTTGCGATTGTAAATATGTTTCAACTTCAACGGCACGTTTTACCCAATATGCCTTACTCTTCATTGTAGTTTACTTTCCTTGCCGAACTTTCAGCGATACGTATATCCTCGGCGGACTTTTCCGCTTGCTCTCTGCGTGCGATTTCAACTTCTTCCTTTGCGTCTGTTATAAACGGCAGACGCTCTAAAAGTGTTTCGTCAGACGCAAGACCTTTGAGGTAATTAATCATCTGTGCAATTTCCAACTCATTCGCAGGCAAGTTATACGTAAATCCAATGTCAACTCTGTGCGACGGCACTTCTTTCATTGCGTTTAATGTCACTAAGAAATTGTTGTAAATCTCTAAACGTTTTCTTAATGTCTTAGCAAAATTACGTTCTTTGTTCTTGACGTGCTGTTCAAATCCCAACAGCTTGTACTTTATCGCTACACCCGACAAGTTGTTGCCGAAACTTTCGTCCGACAGGTCGGGAACGTGTGACAAACGGTGTATATCGTCCTTGATGTCGTCACGCAACACCTTTGTATCAGCCTCGTTCAGCACCTTTGACAGATACTCCGCTTTTGCGTCACCGTCACCCATTAAGATACGTTCTACCAATAGTTTTTTCGCCTGTTCGGTGTCAAGGTCGCAGTTACACAAAAATAACAGCGAATTAACGAATTGTTCCTTGTCGTTTATTCGGTCTGACATCAACACATTGTATGCGTCAATCTGTGTTATCAACTGTTCAAAATCGCCCTGCATTTCCGTATTATTTCTGTATTCGATAATAGGTACATCGAAAAAGTAATGCGGTTCAACATTTTGCAATGACAATGCTGTATAGCTGTCAAGACCTGTGTATGTATATATAAACGATTCATCATACACACGACAAATACTGCCTGTGCAGTAGCCGTCAAGGTCGTATTTCTTGTAGTAATACACCGCAAACAACGGCTTTTCAAATGCCGACTGTGAGTAACATACAAATGTATGCTCCGGATCCAATCGGACACTTCTCGGCTTGCTTTTTTCGTCTGCATAAATCAGTTCATATGCTTTGCCGTAAATGCTCATATTCTTTACAATTTCACTGTCCACACTCGGCATATCCTGTTCCAAATATTCGTTTTTGATTGCCTCAATATCGTATTCGTCCGATACTGCGTATGTTACAGGATTGCCGACAAGATAACTCTGCGTCATATCTGTTATGTACTTTGCGTGATTACACATTATGCGGTTGTTTGCCACGTTTTTACCTCTTTTTCTGCGGCTTAAAATGCGGTGATCGCCCATATAGTAATCGTGCAATAATCGGTATCTCTGTCGCTCTCGCTCGTGCCGTTCAATCAATTTCGTTATGATGAACGGTGTCACACCGCCTGCGACTATATCTTCATCAATTATCATATTCCGTACTCCTCTCTTGAATAGATTTTAGCTTTCTTATCCTTGCGCCAACTCTCAATGCCGTATCTCAGTGCCGCCATTGCGTCATCAAATACATTGACAGGTTCATCAGTATACTCGCCCGACTTTTCATCAACTCGCCAACGCCATTGCTGTATCTCTTTGATTACATTCACGCAAGACGGGTGAATGTGTATCTTTCTGCCTTTCAGCCAGTCAATCTGCGATTGTATGCTGTTCGGATTTTTAACAACTGCCCTTGCGCGATAGCCTGCCTTTCGCCACATTTTTATACGGTCCGGCTCTGCACTGTCGCACCACATTGCAAGACTTTTGCTGAACTTCCCGTCAGCCTTAGTGATAATCTCTGTCGTATCCATTTCGTGTACATACAGTTCATTACAAACGTAAATATCACCGTCCTTATAACCTAACGTTAATATAGCATTTGCGTGATTAAATCCGAAGTCCTGTCCTATTGCCATAGCGTCAAAACGGCTCATATCTGTATCAAATTCTTCAATGCGATAGTTCGAGAATATCAATCCGCCTGTTTCGCCCCATTCACCCAGTCCGTAAATTCTGTAGCCCTCAGGGTCAACTTCTTTACGACGTAGCATACGTTGTCTGTATGCCTCGTCACAAAATCGGTTTGTTAAATATGTGCTTTGATGCGTTAAGACGTTATCGTCCTGTATATCGAAAAACACTTTCTTTATCCAGTGACTTGATGACACGGGATTGAATGTCAGCTTTATCTGATAAAAAAGGCCGTCGGGAAGTTCACCTCTCAAACGGTCATCTATAATTTCAAAATCCTGTTGCACAAGCTCCGTAGCCTCTTCAATCCATACGTCCGTTAATTTTCCGTTCGCAAATGTGATTGATTTCAGCTTTTCGCGTTGCTTGTTGTCGTTGACACCACGAAATATAATCTTGTTGCCGTTTATACAGGTGAACGACAACGGACTTTGCGTAACTCGCCACGCTCTGCCAACGCCCATACGGTTTATGGCACTTTCCAACTCGGCGAATGTACTGTCACGGTTTGTTATGTCGGACTTTCGCACACACACAAGATTACGTCCCTTGTCACGCATTAAACGCAATATGTACAGTTGTGCAGTATCGACGCTCTTGCCACTTCCGGCACTGCCTTTCATTACAACATAACGCTTTTTACATTGGTGTACAGGCTTAAATATCGGATTGAATGGTACTGTTATTTTGTTCATTCGTCCTCACCGCCGTAATCAATTTTAATGCTGTAGTCCATATCACCGTCAACGTTTAATTTCTCTGTGAATAATGCGTAGTATTTACCCAACATTTCCGCCGCTTTGTTTACGTCCGACACCTTTGTCGGTATCTCAACGCACATCGGCTGTTCTGCTTCGTCAATGACCTTTTTACCCTTGTCATCGTAATACGACTTACGGGCTTTACACGTCACTACAACCGTTTCAGGCTTCTCACGACGCATAACGGCGGTTAACGTCTTTAACACCTCATCTTGTTTGGCGATAAGAGCGTCCTCTTTCTCTTTTAGCCGCTTTTGAATATATTCCTGAATTTCAGGTTTCTTCAAGTTTTCATTTCCAATCGAATATGCCGTCTTTTTCGAATATCCCGCTCTTAACGCCGCTTGCGTTGCATTCAAATCAATCAAATATTCCTCACAAAACAATTTCTGTTTCTCCGTCACTCTTATCACCTCCTGTTTTATTGCATAAGAAAAACACACCCGATTAGGTGTGTTTTGGCATTATATATTTTTTTTGAATATATTTCTTAGTATATTCTTTAATACAGAAATCTAAAAAATCTATTTTTTCGCTATTCTTTAAATCTTGTAATTTAGCTTCTTTCATAGTTCTTGAAAAGATATCTGTAAACATATACGCTGTCAAACAGCCCGATATAATCGCTATACTGGGTAAAATATTATCTATAATACCTTTAGAATCTGCTGTTATCAACTTAGAAATAAAATTTACTAAGCTTGTAGTAGCGGCACCAATAATTCCTGAGAATATCGGAATATTATGTGTTTCTCTATTTGTTTTATCAATCTCAATTTGTTTCTTTTCAATTTTCAAATTGTGTATAACTATGTCTATATTAGTTGTATCTTCATATATGTAATCCCTTGTTTTATTTATTAGCATTTCATAATCACCATTTTGTGTATAATCTTTAAAATAGCTATCTAACGTTTCTGGTATTTTTTGATTTTTCAAAAAAATATTTTCATCTGCTTTTTTGGACATATATCATCACCTCGTATGATATATACCCATAATATTACAACTTCAAACATTTTTTTGATAATTTTTTTAATATCTCAATTCCCACCAATCACACGAGATATTCACCCATCATCTCACGATGATACACCGCTTATGTTACTTATTCCACGATACACTATATCACAGGTTCAATGTGACATTCAATGACATTCTTAATTTCAATCAGTGCGTTACCGTGTAAACGCAAAATATGTCTGTATCCGTAATTCATTTTACAAGCAATCATTTCCCACGTTTGAAAATTGAGATAACGCAGAATTAATATAGTTCGAAGTGTTGCGTCGTCGAGTTTATTCACGTTTTCCAAAATCTCTTTTTTAATCTCATACAGTCTGTCAATGCGTTTATCTATCAATTCGGAATAAGCGGCATAGCTTATGAACTTATTCTCCGAAGTATTCACGTTTGACATCTGCACCTTTTCACTGCCCGACTGAGCCACAGTGCTTGTTGCGTTTGTCAATGCTCTCTCCTGCTCCAAAATCAATGCGTTAATCTCCTCGTCCGTCTTTCTCGCTCTCGAAAGCCATTCTTTACATTCTTTAATCGTCAAATCAATTCCCCCTTATACACCGTATTTTTCCTTCAAACTTTCAAGCAATTCGTCCTGTACTTCACGTTTACCTTGCAGACTGTCGAGAACACGTTTATCAACCGTTCCGTCTGTCACAAGGTGATGGATTATCACAGAATTTTTCTGTCCCTGTCTATACAATCTTGCATTTGCCTGCTGATACAGTTCCAAGCTCCACGTCAGACCGAACCAAACTATTATATTACCGCCTGTTTGAAGATTGAGTCCATGTCCCGCACCTGCGGGGTGAGCCAGTAAAAGCGGTATTTTTCCGTCATTCCAATCCCTTATATCATCAGCACTTTCAAGCTTTTTTGCACCCTTGAACTTTCTAAGTATTCTCTCGCAGTCGTGGCGATAGCTGTAAAAGCACAAAATCGGCTGACCTTGTGAGGTATCGACTATTTCCGCCAACGCCTCAAGTTTTTTATCGCTCGTCACCTTATAACTTCCGTCGTCCAAATACATTGCACCGTTTGAAAACTGCAAAAGTTTATTTGTAAGTGCGGCGGCAGTGGCGGCGGTAACTTGTCCGTTTATGAACTCCAAATACTGTTCTTTTTCAAATTCTTCGTACAGTTTCAGTTCCTTATCCGACAGCTTTATATGCTGAACGGTATCAATCCTTTCAGGCATTTCAAGCCAATCCTCTGCCGACATACTGACGCATATATCCGAAATTTTATCATATATCGCCTTTTCGGACTCCTCTTTCGGCTTGTAACTGAAAATCGTGGTCTGATTACGTTTATCGGGAAGAAAATATCTCTCCCGATAGCCGCTTACCGTTCTGCCAAGTCTTTCGCCGCCGTCAAGCAAATATATCTGACTCCATAAATCAATAAGTCCGTTCGGCGCAGGTGTGCCTGTAAGTCCGACTACTCTTTTAGACAGTGTTATGTATTTTTTCAGTGCCTTAAATCTCTGCGACTTTGAACTTTTAAAACTCGACAGCTCATCAATAACCACCATATCAAAATTCCATGCATTGCCTATGCTCGACAATTCGTTTGTGAGCCACGCAACATTTTCACGATTTATAATATAAATATCTGCGTCCTTTAAAAGTGCGTTACGTCTTTGGCTCGGAGTACCGAGAATTTTCGATATTCTCAAATGTCTTAAATGGTCCCACTTCTCGCACTCTCTGCTCCAAGTATCTTCCGCCACTCTAAGCGGTGCTATGACAAGCACTTTTTCGATTTCGTAACAGTTATAAATCAATTCGTCAATCGCCGTAAGCGTTACAACCGTTTTACCAAGTCCCATATCAAGGAACAATCCGACGCGCGGTGTAGAGATAATTTTATCCAACGCAATCTGTTGGTACTTATGCGGTTTAAATTTCAAAACTCTCACCTCTTAACAATTTATCAACTTTGTCCTTCGTGTCAATCACATAAACGTGAAAACCGATTTTTTCAAAAAGTCGGTGTACGGCGGTTTGTAATTTTCTCGGCTTTCCGTTCGGCCGTTTAAGTTCTGCGAAGTATATCGTACCTTTCGGAATCATAACAATCCTAT